GTAGGTTTAAAGAATTAGGCATCAAACCTATACTACATAAAGAATCCTTGAAAGAAAAAGAGTGGTTAGATTCTTTAGGTATTACAGAAAGACAGTATCCTATAGAGAACTATAAAGTCGATGGATATGATCCCGAGACTAATACAGTATATGAGTTCTTAGGTGATTACTGGCATGGCAATCCTGAAGTTTACGATCCAGACGATTATAATAAAAGCTGCAGTAAAACGTTTGGACAGTTATTTGATGAAACTAATAAAAGACTAAAATACATCAAATCCTTAGGGTACAATATAATTACAGAGTGGGAAAACGAGTGGCAGAATTAAAGAGACAACTAATCAAGTACTGTAGAGATAAAGCAAAATCAAAGTATGATAAAGGTACTGAATGTTTTATTTGTGGTAGTATAGAGAGCTTAGAGTTCCATCACTATAATGGTATGACAGAGCTACTAGAAAAGTGGTTAAAACAGCAAGGCATTTCCAATATAAGTACAGCCGAAGATATTATGGATATACGAGAGCAGTTTATTTCAGAAAATCTCAAAGAGATTTATGACGAAACAGTTACATTGTGTAAAACCCACCATCAGAGGTTGCATGGAATTTACGGAAAACGTCCTCAGCTACACACTGCTAAAAAGCAGGAGCGTTGGGTTATTAAACGAAGAGATAAAGAATATGAGTTGGTTTAAAAGTATAGCACAGAAGTTAAATCCTGCGCAACCAAGTATTGCAGCAGCTTCTGGGGAAACTAGTTCTATAGTTCCTAATATTAAGTTTGAAAGAGCTTTTGAAAAACTGGAAGCAGTTAATCGAGGCGTTAATATGATAGTAGATGCCTCTGCCCAGTTCAAGATAGATGTAGGAGAGAAAGAGTCTTTCCCAGGCATCCAGACTATTAGGCTTAAAAAGTTAAATAACTTACTTAATAGACAACCAAATCCTTTCCAGAATGCTGATGCATTTTGGAGAAATATGTATTTAGATATGTTAATGGATGGTAATAGCTTTGCATACTACGACGGCGCAAACCTTTTTCATCTACCCGCATCTAACGTAACTATTATACCAGATAAACACACATTTATTAAAGGTTATAAGTATAATGAGATCAGTTATAAACCTGAAGAAATTATACATATACCCGATAATGCAACTCAGTCTATTTATAGAGGAATGACTCGATTAAATGCCGCAAAAGCTAGCATCGAGTTACTATATGATATGAGATCTTTCCAAAGCAACTTTTTTAAAAATGGAGCAGTACCTGGATTGGTACTTAAAACTCCCAACACTCTCAGTGCCAAAGTTAAGGAAAGACTTATAAGTTCCTGGTCTCTAAAGTATAACCCTAAGTCTGGAGGTCGTAGACCTCTTATCTTAGATGGTGGACTAGAGATAGATAGCATTTCTAATGTTGATTTTCGACAATTAGATTTTGAAGATTCTGTGAAAAGTCTAGAGGAGACAATCCTTAAAACTATTGGTATCCCTCCCATTTTATTAAATGGGGGTAATAATGCTAATATTAGACCCAACCATAGATTAATGTATCAAGAAACCGTTTTACCTTTAGTACGTAAAGTACTAAGTGGTTTTGAACGGTATTTTGGATATGACCTCGCAGCAGCCCTTGAAGATTTATCACCACTCCAACCAGAGTTAGACGACAAAGCAAAATACTATTCCACTCTAGTTAATGGAGGGGTTATTACCCCTAACGAAGCTAGAGAGGCACTACGATTAGAACCACTAGAAGGTCATGATGACATACGTATTCCCGCAAATGTAGCAGGGAGTGCAGGCAACCCATCTGAGGGAGGAAAACCTCCTCAGGGAGATAAGGATAAGAATGAATGAATAAACAATTTGAAATTAGCTCTCCATTTAATGTTGTTGAGAAAGCGGCCGGAGAGTCGGACTCTATAACAATTAAAGGTTACGCCAATACTGTTTCTAAGGATCGTTCGGGCGATATAATTGTGAAAGAAGCATGGGAGCAAGGTGGATTGGATAATTATCTCAAAAACCCTGTAATTCTAGCTTTTCATGATCACTCTCGTCCTATTGGCTCTGCCGTTAATTATAACGTCACTGACAAAGGTTTAGAGATTGTAGCAGAAATTAGTAAAGCTGCTGGCGAAGTATATAACCTCATTAAAGACGGAGTTTTAAAAACTTTTAGCGTAGGATTTAGTATCAAAGATGCTGACTACGACAGGGACGAAGATACCTTCTTCATTAAAGACTTAGAGCTTTTTGAAGTATCAGTTGTATCTATACCCGCTAACCAAGATTCGACATTTTCTTTAGCTAAATCTTTTACTGATATTGGCGAGTATAACGACTTCAAGAAGAGCTTCGTGGCTCAACAAGAAGACGAGATTGAAGAAAAAGAAGAAACTACTGAAATTGAGAAGATACCTTCTCAGGATAATAATATTCTCAAGGAATTAAAAATGGATCAAAAAGAATTACAAGAAATGATGGCTAAAACTGCACTAGGTGCTGTTGAAGCTTACAAAACAGAAGTTGCTGAAAAAGAAGCAGAAGTTGCCGCAGATAAGAAAGTAGCAGCATTAGAAGTCGGTAAGACTCATGCAGAGAAAGTAGCAGAGGAGTTAGAAACTCGTATTAAGGCCGACGGAGATAGCTATGCTAAGTCTCTAGAGGAGATGCAGACTGAGTTAAAGGGAGCTAAAGAAGAGATGGCTGCTATGCAGAAGTCTAAAATGCAGTTCTCTGAGCCTGGTTCTGGTACACCTAGTGCTGACGAGCTCAACAGTGCTTTCATTACATCTAAGATTTTAGGTGTACCTGTTAAAGAACTAGACTTTGGTAAGAGATTGCTTGAGAAGGGTAATCGTGTCAACTCTGATGACCAGGATTGGGAGACTACTTGGAACTCAAATATCTACCAAGCTATTCAGAATCGTGTAGTTGTTGAACCAGTATTCAACTCTCTAGCGATGAATGCTCGCGTTATGAATATGCCTATCAACCCAGATACGGGTCTTGATGCTACTTGGGTAGATGCAACTAACCAGAATGATTTCAATGACGGCGCTGCTATTGGTACTGCTTTCAATGATGCTTCTACAGGTGCTATTAAACAACACGTTCTAAACGAAGTAACGCTAACTGCATATAAGCTAGCTACTCGTGAGTATATCGGTTATGAAGAGGAAGAGGATACACTACTTCCAATCGCTGCTATCGTTCGTGATGCAATTGTACGTCGTATGGCTCGCACTTCCGATGCTTCTATCCTAGGTACTGGTACAGCTGCTCCTTTCACTGAATTGGAAGAACTAGCTGGTGGTAATGTTGGTAACAACGTTACTACTGCAGCAGCAGGTACTATGATTAGTACAGCTAACATCCTAACAGCACGTTCTAATATGGGACAATGGGGACATAACCCTTCTGACTTAGTATTATTCTTAAGCCAGCAAGCATATTATGGTCTTATGGACAATACTAATGTTGTTACTGTTGATAAGTATGGTGAGTCTGCTACTATTCGCTCTGGCGAACTAGGTAAAGTATTTGGTGTTTCTATGGTTGTATCGGATGCTTTTGAAGCTGAAGCTGCAGGCAAGGCACAAGGCATTTTAGTTAATCCTCAAAATTATATTTTAGGTAACTACCGAGCACTTACTGTGCAATCTGCTGAAGATATAGTTGCGCAGCAAAAAGCTATCGTAGCTACTCGTAGATTTGGCTTCATCGCTAAAGAAGCGGGAGCTGCTGGTAAGGCATCTATGTGCTTACTTAAGTCTGGTGCTTAATAGCTAGAGACTAAATTACTGACTGGGTAAAACCAGTCAGTTTTTCTAAGCTTTCGAGTTTAGAAAAACTTATAGAGCGAATCGGCCGGCCAGCCTTTTTAGTACCTTGTATACTGAATAGCTCACCAAATAGTATCTTACAAGGAGAGTCATGGGAAAGTATACAAAAGAACTATTAGTTGAAGAACTTCAGTACTTTACAGAGTATTTAGGCAGAACCCCTACCGTTTCTGAGGTAGATAAGGATCCTTTAATGCCTTGCTGTAATACGTACAAAAGGTACTTTGGTTCTCATAATAAGGCTCTTATTGCCGCAAGTATTACACTTAATAGACATACAGAATACTCCGTAGAATCTTTACTAAAAGATCTAAAAACTTTAGCAGGTAAACTAAAACACACTCCTACTTATAAAGAGTTGTCTATAGATAACCAAACCTATAGCACTGAAACGTATAGAAAAGTATTTGGATCATATACTACTGCTTGTATAAAAGCAGGTTTAAAACCTAACTGTAATCAATCACATATTACGGAAGAAAACTTAGCTCTATCTTACAATAAAGAATGGTTAAAAAAAGAGAATAAAACTAAACCCTTAATTCAAATAAGTAAAGAATTAGGTTATCAGAAGGGTAAATTATCTCATAGATTCAAGGAACTAGATATTAAACCCGTACTACATAAAGAATCATTAAAAGAAAAAGAGTGGTTAGATTCTTTAGGTATTACAGAACGGCAGTATCCGATAGCGAACTATAAAGTCGATGGATACAATCCTGATACTAATACAGTATACGAGTTCTTAGGTGATTACTGGCACGGTAATCCTGAAGTTTACGATCCAGACGACTATAATAAAAGCTGTAGTAAAACGTTTGGACAGTTACACAACGAAACAATAGAAAGACTAGAACATATCAAGTCTTTAGGTTATAATATAATTATACAATGGGAAAAGGAATGGCTGATTTAGTTTCTGTAAGTGAATATAAAGCTTACGCTAATATAAATAGTAATACTAATGACTCAAAGATTAACTCTCTGCGTACACACGTTAGTTCGCTTGTAAAAACCTATTGTGGGCGCACTTTTATAGATAACTATTCAAGTGAAAAAACTGAGTATTTTGATGTAGAAGAATACCAAAATACAATATATCCGGCAGAACTTCCTATTACAGAAGTTGTGCAATTATTAGAGCGCGGTAGTGCCTCTACAAACAAAACTACCATTGAGAGTAATTTTGCAGACGCAAATAATTACTATCTCTTAGAATCTGGTACTGCTCAATGTACTCTTTCTTCAAAAGCAAATGAAACAAATTGTATAAATAATGACACTTTCAATGGAAGTGGCTTAAACGATTTAACTATCACTGGATACAACGCAAATACGTCGTCAGGTGAAATTGGTCGTAGTTATACTATACAAATTGACAACGCGGGAACTCCAGATACTTTTAAGTGGTCAAGGGATGGGGGTTCAAATTGGAAAGAGAATAATGTAGTTATTACAGGTTCTATTCAACAATTAGAGGGTAATATATCTATAACCTTCGGGGCAACTACAGGACATACTGATGGTGAGAGCTGGTCTTTCACAGCAGAAAGATGGACTGGCAGTTGTAGCAATACAACTTATACAACTCAAGAGACTTGCGAAGCAGCTTCTGAGTACTGGACTGCAGATAGAGACTACGAGTTAGCCTCTACAGATCAAGCAGTTACTAAGTTAAAAGCTAACTTCCCATTAGGCACTAAATCTGTAAAACTGATTTATAAAGGTGGCTACTCCTCTACTCCTTCCGATTTGAAACTAGCTTGTTTTGATTTAATTACATATTATATGAAAAAAGAATCAACACCCAATAAAGCTATACCAGGATCTGCTAGCATTAATAATATTGCAGGTTCCACACCTTCAGATTTCCCACCCCATATAAAACGTATTCTGGAGTTATATAGGAATATTGACTAATGCCAAAAAAATTTAGCAGAGTTAGTGACGTATATGATAATTTACTGGTTGATATTGCCAGCGGTAAAGAATACGCATTAGGTACAAAAGCTTTAAGAATATCAGAAGCTAAAAACATGCAAGTTCTGGTAGTTAGTGAAGCTCAAATAAGCCATGAAGTACAAAACAATGGCTTAGGGCCTAAAGTCGCTGTAAGAATGTGGGAGAACATATCTAATTTTATATTAGGTTTTAAACCCTCCAAAACAATTCTTAGAGTAGACAAGATAGGTTCAGGTTTTGAGATAACTTTCTCTAACTTCGGTAATGCAAGAATTTTTGCAAACAAAATCGGAGCTAAGTCCAGCTTTATACTAGCCAAAGAATGGTTATATGAACATAAAGATGAATTACCTGAAGATATTAGAAATAAATACGTAAGGTTAGCTAGTACTAGAGGTGCTGCTAATCAAATAACTAGTTTATTTTACGAATATAATAAAACGCTACCTGCTAGTGATAGAATTGATTTAAAGTTTTTTGATATTGGACACAATTTTCCTATTAAACAAATAGCTGTAGGTAATAGATTAACCAAAATTATTTTAAACATGTTACCCCCAAGTAGTCTTAATAATACTTCTATAGAGAAAGTTACTTGGTTAATAGAAGATTCTATAGATACCTGGTTTAAAAACCAGAATTTACAAATAGACGATAACTTTAGTGACTTATTAGGTTCTGAGTACGAAAGAGTTGTTTATATTGAAAGTAAACTTAATCAGTCAAAGGGTGAAAGAGACGTAGATACTAAAGATATTATAAGAACAGTACTAAAAGACTTGAATAATTTTGCAGCAGAGAATTTATCTAAAAGACTTCAAGGCAATATTTCTAAGCTAAAAGCCAGTCCTAGTTATGAAGATAAAATCTTAAAGATATTAGACTTAGTTATAAAAGGTAAGAAACTTACTAAAGTAACTTCAAAAAATAGAAAAATAAAAAGTAAACATATTAAGTTACGAGCCTCTAAAGTTAAAAACAATTCTATAAAGCTACGAAACAACTATAAAAAGCAACAGGCTAAGATAAAGGGAGCCGCAATTACTGCTAAGTTACAAAACCCTAGAGGGCAGTTTACTAGTTTAGTTACTATAAGAAGTCTTATAGATAGCTTAATTAGATCCCAAGTAAAACACAACATGAAATCTCCAGCTCTTAATTATAGAACAGGGCGTTTTGCAAACTCTGTAGGAGTTACAGACTTACAGTTTACACGAGAAGGTAACTTAACAGCTTTCTATACTTATATGAAGTCTCCTTATCAAACTTTCGAAAGAGGTTTTAAACAAGGTAACCAGTATAGAGACCCAAGACTTCTAATAGATAAGTCTATTAGAGAAGTAGCAGCTACTTACATACATAGTAAGTTCAACTTAAAGACTAGGAGATTATAATGGCAGGTAGGGCACGAGGAGGCATCGTAGAAGCTTTAGTAACAAAACTAAAGTTAATTGATGGGTCTGGTACGTATAACTCAGATTTAGCATCTAATGTTACTAATAAATTAGTTTTCTGGGATGAAGTAAATGACTTTCCTTATCTCAGCGTAACAGCGGGAAATGAGGTAAGAGAGTACCTACCCGGGAACTCATTTAAATGGGGTATACTGGGTATTACAGTAAGAATGTACGTTCAAGGGGAAGACCCCGTAAACGAATTAGAAAAAGTTTTTACTGATGTAGAGGAAATTATTGATAATAATAATCAATTAACCTACGATGTAGGTAAAACTACACAAGAAATCAGAATTCAATCTATCACTTCCGATGAGGGGCTATTAGCACCTTTTGGAGTGGGAGAGATAACGCTTGAAGTCAAATATCAAGTGATGTAAATGTCTAATAGATTATAAGATAATAGTCAATACTAATCTATAGACAAAGAGTCTTACCAATATTGGTAAGTTTGTTATAAAGGAAATTATTATGGCATTTAGTTTAAGTAGAAATTGTACCCTCATAGTATCAACCGTAGGATCCAGCTGGGTTGGAGCTGCTAGTGGTACTATAGGTGGGCGTTTACGCAATAGTGCAGGAACTGCAGGAATCGATACATACGAAATCCCTGTATTAGACGGGTTTAGTTTCTCTCAAGGAAACCAAACTCAGAATATTACTGTTAATGAAGCAGGCGACGCCCCTAAACGTGGACAGCAGATCTTCAATACAGCATTAGATCCTGTTGATTTTAGTTTTACAACTTATGTACGTCCTTATCAGGATACAGATGGTGGTGGAGCAAGTAGTGCAGTACATTCTGCAACTGAGAAGTTACTCTGGAATGCTATGGTAGCTAGTACTACTGATGCTGAATCAGGTGCTAAAGGTGTCACTTCTAGTGCTACCAATTTAGTTGTAGATTTTAACGATTCTGATGTTCATCAGCTTGAGTTGTTAAACTACTACTTCTATTTCTCGGATTCAGGTCTTTGTTACAAGATTGGGAATGGAGTACTAAACTCTGCTGAAGTAGACTTTAGTATTGACGGTCTCGCCCAAATCTCTTGGAATGGACAAGGAGAGTCTCTAGTAGAGGTAGGTTCTACCCGCCCAGCTACTGCAGGTACTGATTATTTAGCAGCTCCTGCTACAGCAGACTTCATTACTAATAAGCTAAGTACTTGTACTTTAGGCTTAGATTTAGATGGAAGTGCTGCAGGAACTATTAGTTCTGTCGCTGTTACTGCTGGAGGTACTGGATATACTAGTACACCTACAGTAAGCTTTACTGGTGGAAGTGGTTCTGGAGCTAAAGCTACAGCTACTGTAGCTGGGGGTGTAGTAACTGCTATTACTGTAACTAGTGGAGGCTTTGGATATACCAGCGCTCCAACTATTAATATTAGTGGTGGTGCAGGTAGTGGTGCAACAGCTACTGCTACTGCAGCTAATGGTTCGAAAGAGTATAGCTTAGCAGTAACAGGTGGAAGTCTTACCTTTGATAATGGGATTACCTGGTTAACCCCTGAAGAATTGGGAGTAATTAACCAACCTCAATCACACTTCACAGGTACTCGTGCAGTATCTGGTTCATTAACTTGTTATCTAACATCTGGAGGAGCATCAGACTCAGAGGAACTACTAAACGACTTCATGTCTGATGTTAGTAGTGCCAACCCAGATACAACTGTTGATGGAACAATGACCTTGAATATTGGTGGCGCAGTAGCTCCTAATATGTCCGTTAGTGTTCCTCATGCACACTTTACTATCCCTACTGTAGACGTAGCGGATGTAGTCTCTGTAACTATTGAGTTTACTGGTCTTGAAAGTACCGCATTCTCTTCTGCAGATGAAGCTACTATTACGTATAAAGGTTCTACTAGTGTAGACCTAGACGCTTAATAAGTAGTACGTTAAATAAAGGCGGCTGCCTAGGTGGTTGCCGCCTTTTTATTAAGAGATGAAAGGAGTTGCAACTCCTGTTAGGTAACCAATTACTTAACTAGTCTCACCAAATTTCGCTCATTGGAGAGCAAAAAGTTTAATAAAGGCAAAGATGCCTTAACCCTAAGACCTAGTGGTTAGAAAATCTTAAAACACCCCTGAATTATTATCAGGTAATACAGAAAATTTTTAATATAGGAATATAAATATGAATACGGTTGCAGCAGTTAAACCAAGTCTTGAGTCTTTAATGACCCCCTCTAAAACAGTAGATATTGACTACCCGGGGTATAAAGATTTCATTTTGAAACTAACCTTTTTAGGCCGAGATGAACTAATGAAGCTTCGTAAGAAATCTACTAGTACTAAATTTGACAGAAAAACACGTCAACCTATGGAAGAAGTAGATGATGATTTATTTCTACAACTGTATGTAGAGGCAGTCATAAAGGGTTGGTCTGGCTTTAAGTATGAGTATCTAGCGGACTTCATGTTAGTAGAGCTAGAGGATGTAGATACTAACGCGGAGTTAGACTACAGTACTGAAAATGCTTACCTCCTTATGAAAAATTCCCCAGATTTTGATAGCTTCGTAGCAGATGTTGTAGGTGACCTACAAAATTTTACGAAGACCAAGTAGCTGAAGTTACTAAATTAATTGATAGATACTTTAAATTTATCACTCAGGATTTTGATAGAGAGAAGATCCTTGCTATTCATGAGCAACTAGGAACTAAACCTAGTGAGGAAGAGATACCTCCAGAGATGGAGGAGTTCCCCCTAGAAATCCAAGAGTACTTCACCCTTTATAATACTTTAGCAGATAAATGGGATGGGATGTCTGGAACATATATGGGTAAGGATTGGGCAGGGTTCTCTGAACTGTGCGATATATATAAATTAGAAGATAAAGCATTAGCATTATTCTTTATCCGTTATATGGATGGAAGAAGATCTGAAGCAATGCAGAAAAAACAGAAGGCTACTAAGAAAGTAGCCGAGGCCCAAGCGAAAGCGAAAAAAGGCGTACCTCCCGGAGTTTAAAGTGGCTGATAATAAAAAAACAGTATTAGTTAAGGTTACCTCAAAAGGTTTAAAAGAGACTGTAGCTGATTTAAAGGAATTAAATAAGGCAGCGGGTAAGAAGAACCGTAAGGTTAAGCTATCCGTTGATAGACCCTCATTCCAAAGAAGTGTATCACGAGCTTTCGCTAGTCTAGGTGCTGGAGGATCTAAGTCCCTTAAAATTAAAGCAGTAATAGATAAGAAGTATTTTAAAAACTCAATTATGCAACAGATTAAGCTGATTGAGGCAAAGGGAATACGCTTAAATGCTAGACTTACAGGTAGAGACTCAAGAGAATCTTCCCGAAGCTATAAGGATTCTGCAAGGTCTCCGGGAATAGGTAGTGTGTTGCAAGCAGGTACTACTAAAGCCATCGGTGCACACGAATCTAAGTTTGAAAGTCAGTTTACAGATATGGCTAGAGTTTTTAAAAGTCAGAAAGATATAGCTGTACGATCTAATGCTCAAATGAATCTTCTAAATAAGAATTTGGAGAGACTGATTACTACTATTGGTCGTACTATGAAAAAAGGTTCTAAAGCTAGACTAGCTACTATGCAAGAAGTGAAGAGAGCCAGAGCCTCTAGAGGGGAGATTCATGCTGGAGAACTTAGAGTAGTTAGGGGTGAAAGTCTTAACGAAAAAGAGCATAATAGATATAGGGCAGCGGTAGCTTCTGGAAGAACTGTAGAGGAGAAAAGGAGTGCAGGTCAGGCCGCACTCTCCGGGATTAAACAGGATAGAAATTCTAGAAATACCAGCAAGTATAATAAAGGGGAGAAAGGTTTAGCAGGCGTTTCCGGAGCCGCTGGTCGCGATTTTGGGAAAATGGCTTCGGGTATGGGAGGCTTTGTTGCTATGTACGCAGATTATGCCGCTAAAGTATTTGCTCTTGGAGCAGCTTTTAGAGGCTTAAGAGAAGCAGCAAACTTAGTTCAGATGAAAAAAGGTATGGCAGAGTATGGAAAAACTACAGGACTATCTTTAAGTATTGTAGCTAAACAACTCCAGAGGGCTACAGATATGGCCGTAACTTATAAAGAAGCTGCAGATACTGCTACTTTAGCTTCTGCTGCAGGTTTTGGTTCCGACGATATAATTAAAATGGGTAAAGCCGCCAAAGTAGCGGCTTTAGCTTTGGGACGTAATGTGCCCGACGCTTTAGATAGAATGACACGTGGTGTAGTAAAGGCTGAGCCAGAGTTACTGGATGAATTAGGTATTATTCTAAGACTTAAAGATGCGCAGGAAGCCTGGGCAGAGTCTAATGATAAATCTGTGTCTTCTATGACAACATTTGAGAAGCAGATGGCTATTATGGAGTTTGCTACAGGTCAGGCTTTAGATAAGTTTGGTCATTTAAATGATACTATGGACCCGAACCAATGGGATGTGTTATCCTCTAAAGTAACAGATATGGCTTTAAATGTGGGAGGAGCTTTTAATTCTATACTATCTCCAGCATTAGATATAGTGGCTAAATCCCCCATTGCTATGATGACTTCTTTTGGTCTTTTAATATCTTATTTAGGTAATAAAGTAGTGCCTAGTATAGGAAACCTATCTAAGGAGTGGAAGAGTAAAGCAGAGCAAATGTCTATTAATACGGATGAAGTAGAGCAGTCCGTAATAGCGTCTAGAAAGGCTGGGTACATAAGTAAAGGGAAGGCTAGAAAACTATATAGCAGCGCAGTTGCTAAGTCAGCTAGTGGTTCTGTATTAAAAGATTACTATAGTGAAATAAGTAAAGGGTCAGGAGTATTCAAGTCCTTTATTAGAGGTGTTAAAAATATAAATAAACAGATGGATATTTTACACACTACGCAGATGCATGGAATAACTATATGGAAGAGATGGGCCACTACAATATCTACTTCTGTAGTTTTAGCAGTTCGTACATTAACCACAGCACTAAACACCTTAGTAACAACAGCTTTGAAGGTAATATCCGTTGCGGGTACTCTTCAGATAGTGGGGGACGTTTTTCTAAAAATTACAGGGCTATCTACCCAAAACGCTTCAGAGGTAGATGAGGCATTTAAAACCCTACAAAATACTTTTACAGATACGAATCAAAAATACCGGGCGTACATGCAAACTTTACAGAGCTCAGACGGGTCTCTAAACTCCGTAGCACTTGCAGCAGAACATACTGCTAATAGAACCTCTAATTTAGCTGCCTCTTTTGAGGAGTTTACAGCTAAACAAGGTATCTTTATTGATAATAGTTCTGAATTAGATAAGAGTATAAATGAAATGTGGGGTAATATGGGGAGCTCCGTGTTAGAAGACTCTCAAGAAGCCTTTGTTAGTTTAGGCGAATCACTACATACTAGTGGATTAGAGTGGGAGAGTTTGGGGTTAACAGAAGAGCGAGTTAAACAGATCACTGAATCTGAAACTGCTACTCTGCGTGAGCTTAGAAAAGTGACAGAAATAGCTTCTGCAGGTTTAATGAAGGTTTCGAAGAGCCAGAAGCTACTTGCGGGTAATACCCGAGGTGCTGTAGATTCCTCAAAAGCGTTTAATAAAGAGTATAAAACGTTTGAAGAAGGTTTTAAAAATGTCTCTATATTTGACGGTATGATTGAAGCTCTGGAGAACTTCAATAATAGTTTAGAAGCTATAAAGGTGAAACCTGAAGATGACTGGTTGGGACGTACCAATGCTTTTAAAAATGCTGAGCAACAATACAAAACCTTAATAGAGATGGGTAAGAAGCTTAATGCCCCTTTAGTGGACCCACGTACTAAAGCTAGAACTTTTGATAAAGAAGAGTGGCAAGAAGGACCACTAACAGAGGTTAATAAGTTATTAGCAAAGCAGAAAGGTTACAATCTAAAAGCTCTATTAGATGCCAGAGCTATAGAACTAAGTTTAGCGAATCAAACCAGATTAGCTAAAAGATTAGCAAGGAATAAGAAAGAAATTGGTTTGTTGAATGGAGCAGCAGCATCTCATAATACTGCTGTATCTAAGGAATTAGAGCACCACAACCAAATGCTGGAAAATAGGCGTGCTATTTTAGCAGCTTTAACTTCTGTAGATGAGGATAAGCAAGATGCTAAAAAGATAAGAAGTACACAAGCTGCTATACTGGGCTTAGAAACAAAAATATTTAAGATACGGGAAAGTTACCAGAATGTAAATGTAGAAAACCTAAAGATTCTTACAAAATTAAAAAATCAAGAGTTAGAAGGAAACCGAGCTCTTTTAGGTTTAAGAACTCAGATAGAGAGTTTAGCAACCAGTATTAATATAGAGCAAGTTCTAGCTAATAATCTCTTAGTACAGCAGGCGACTCACCAGGAGAAGCTAAACAATTTACAACTTAAGTATCAAACTAATCTAAGTCTAGAGAAAGGGGATACTAGTTATATTACTGAAGAGTATAACCGCCAAGTAGAGCTACAAACAGCCAAGAATACCCTACAAGAAAAGTATTTAGATATCCAGTCTGAAATAGTTAAGGATGCACGACGTCAGGCCATTAATACTCGTAAGATAGAATATGTAGATGCAGCACTTAATAAGCAAGAAGAACTTCGAAGTAGAACGGAGTCTTTAATAGAGCTAGAAGCCAATGCTTCTGGCAATAGAATTAAAGCAGATACTACATTAGAACTACAGCAAATTGCTCGCCTACGCGAGGTGTATGAGGCTGAGAAGGTACGTGTAGCTTTATCTGAAAAAACTGCTGAAGAAAGGCAACAAGAGGCAGTACATCTGCGTACTATTTATAACTTAGATGTTGCGATCCTTCAGGAAGAGAATCGTATAAATAAAGTACTGGAAAATAGACAGAGAATGTACGATGCTCAGATAAGTACAACTGAAGCATACCTATCTTTAGTAGAGTCTCAAAGAGACACTAAGTCCCAGTTATTCAAAGAAGAAAACTTGGTACAAGCCAGGTCTCTTAAGTTTTTAGCAGCAGAACAGAGTCGTGAGAGAGATAGATCAAAACTCCTAAAAGAGAGAGGTCAGTATAATTCAGATGACTTGGAGTATAGAATTAAAACTCTAGAGTTAATGGGTTTAGAGTATCAGAAGCAAGAAGAGCTAAGAGACTTACAGCAAAGTTTCTACGAGGACCAGGAAGCTGCACATAAACGCCGCATGAAAAATGGTAATGAATGGGCAAAAACTGTAAGAGATGAGTGGTTTTATACTATTAAGGAAATGGAGGATAGCATGTCTTCCTTTGCTGAATTTATGGTACAGGCTTCTGTAGATTCTTTCCGTACTGTTAACCAAAAAGCTATGGAAAACTGGGAAGAGCACGGCACTATCTGGGCTGCGGATTTAGTAGACACTATGTGGGGATCTTTAGGAGATTCACTAATCCAGCAGGGTCAAGACCTAATGGTACTAGGACAGAGCCAAATTATGGCAGGATTTGCTAATGAGGGAGGTAAGACCCCTGAACAAGAAGCCCGAATCAGCGCAGAACTTGCAAAAGCACAAGCAGAGAAGTCTTTAAATGCAGTTCTTGATAACACTGTAGAGTTATCCGCAAGTGTACAAGCCATGAAGACACTAGGCACTTCTTTAAAAGACCTAGACTCTTTAGCTATAGCCAATAGTATTACAGATTTAAAAACCACTATAGCAGATACTTTAGTAGGTAAACTAGATGATTTAATTGGCGCTTTACAAACTTTTTGGCAGGATTATAATCCACGTACTCCAGGAGCTCCAGATACTCCTACCTATAACCCTTGGGCTGGAGTTAATAGGGCAACTGGCGGGTCTATCACAGGACCTGGTGGTCCAAAAGAGGATAAAATCCCCGCAATGCTCTCTAATGGTGAGTACGTAATCAATGCAGCGTCTACTGGGAAGCACCGAGCGCTAATTGAAGCTATTAATGAAGATAAGCTCCCTGGGTTTGCAAAGGGGGGTTCTTTAGGGGCTCAAACACCTGCTCAAACACCTACTCCTATACCTGCAAAGTATGCTAAGTACTTAGACGGTAGTAGTACCTTTAAAGTACATGGAAGTATTAATAAGGATATGAAAGAGGCCTGGGATTATGGATTAGATAATTTCTCTACAGACAGGGTAGATATTGATTCGACGGGTGGGAATATTATATACGCCACAAATATAATAAATGATATTGCAGCCCATGCTATGGATACACATTTAAATGGATTAGCCGCATCAGGAGCTGGTTGGATGTGGTTAGCCGGAAAGAATAGAACCTTTAATAAAAACCCAACTCCAAAACTTAAGTTACATGGCGGCTCTCATAGGGATTATGATACGGGGGCAGAACTAGCTAATACAAGTACTGCTAAAATATTTTATCAACTAGATTCTATAATTAAGCACTCCAGAGACTTGGATGAAGCTCTAGCTAATGCTGGAATCTTTAAAAATCTAAGAAACTTTGCAGGTACTAAATTTGGTCCAAAAAGTACTATAGACTATATAGGGGCGAAGCAAGTAGCCTATATTAGTCAGGCCCAAGAGGCGAACCAGGACTTTAGTTTATTAAGTACAGACAAGTTGGGACAGAAGGCTTATATGGCTCATCTGCTTAAGACTTTAGGTAACAGAACAGATGCCCAGGAACTATTTGATAAACACGGTAGTATATTAAATGGAGAGACGAAAAAGATACTATACAACTTTAATCCTACTATGTTCAAGGAGAAGCCTAAGGAGCAGGGTATCTTAGATAGTCTATTAAACTTCGCAGGAGGCTTCTCTAATGGGGGCTTAGCTTCCTTAGGACGTAACGGAGATTCTGAGTTAGCTCATATTAATAAAGACGAACAAGCATTACTAAAATCTTTAGGAGGTTCAGGCACTATAAACCCTAACACGGGTTTACCTGA